TTGATATAGAAATGACGGCAGGCCTGTTATACCGAATACAAGCGTTAGAAGTGTACACCCTTGACAACATAAGAAAGGACATGGCAGACAATGGCAAAGAATGACGTACAAATAAATATTATAGGTCGAGACCAAGCGTCAGCCGCTTTTAAAAAGGTATCCGACCAAGCCCAAGCCAGCCGTAAACAGATAGAGCGTTTCGGTCAAAGTACGATACAGGTCAAGGGCATACTAGAAAACGCCGCAGGTTATGCCGCCGCTATTACGGGTATTGAGGGCATTGGAGCGGCGTTCCACCACACCCTAGGGGAAGCATTCGAGTTTTACAAGACGATGGAAACGGGTGCTATCTCAATGGCAGGTACACTCATGACAATGGGTGAAGTGAACGGCAAGACGCTTGATTGGACTCAATCGCTAATGATGAGTAAGAAGTTAATGCTTGAACTTTCCGACGCCGCTTTAACGACAGGTGCTAGTACGCAGGAAATCAGCGATGTATTCCGAGCCATGCTACCTAATGCGTTATCGGCAGGAATGACGATTAAGCAAACACTTTCTCTTGCGTCTACTCTTACCACGACAGGTAAGGCAATGGGCTTACAAGGCAACCTTCTTGCACGTGACGTACAGGATTTAATTTCAGGTAAGAACATTAGCCGTACTAAGTTGGGTATCATCTTAGGCCTTACATCTCAAGATATTGCACAAGCCAAGCAGTCCGCAGGCGGCCTATTCAACTTCTTACAGGATAGACTCCGAGGTGAAGCCGAAGCGAACAAGCATTACCTTGAATCATACGAAGGCCGTGTGAACCATTTAAAAGAAGCGTGGGCTAGAATTAGCGGTACAGGCTTATCGCCGTTCATTAGTCAGTTGACGAGAGAACTCACGACCCTTGCAGATAAACTTGTAGGCGTAGATATGGAGAACCACTCCGTACTAGGACTGAACAAGGACTTCTATGATGGCATTCAAAATGCAGGGATTGTGTTTAGCCACTTAATTGAACAAGGTAAGACCTTTGCTAGTGATATGAGCGGAATAGTAATGCCCGCAATAAACGGTATCGCCGCAGGTATCGAATGGGGAGCGATACATGCGTCCGCACTCTTAAAGGCATTCATTGGGCTTACCGTAGCACAGAAGATAAACTACTATGTGCAGGATATACGTACAGGGTTTACGGGAGCGGCTAACGCCATTACAGGTGCAACGGAAGCGGAAACGGCGTTAGGCCGAGCGGCACAGCAGACCCGACTGGAGTATGAAGCACAGGCGGCCGCACTCCGTCAGCGTGACCTTGACTATAATGCGGCTATGGCGCAACATGCCGCAGGTAAAGCCGTAACTATAACAGGCAGTGAGGGCAACCTAGCGGCCATATCGGCTATTAAAGCCGAGAAAGCGGCACAGGACGAACTCACGGCGGCTATTGAACGGACTATGGCCGTTAGGATGAATGCGGTTGATTTATCCGCTAGTGTTCAATTTGAAATGATAAGAGCCGCCGAAGCTATTAAGGCAGGCGAAGAAGAACTTGCCCGTTCTATCATGCTTACGACTCAAGCCTATGAAGCACGGGGAGAAGTAGCCGATGTGGTAGTAGCCAATATGCAAAGCGCCATACTTGCTATGCAAAACGGCGAAACCGAGCTTGCCGAGTCGATACTCCGTACAAATGCAGAGCTTATCGAACAGGCAGGTGCAGGGTATACCGCAGGCGAAGCCGTAAAAGCAGGTACAGTAATAGCTACTCAAGGACAGGCTACTCTTGCAGACGCCACAGGGCTAACTACCGCCGAGATATTAAACCAAGGCGTTGTATCAATGGGTACAGGCGTTAAGGTATCACAGTTAGGTACGGCAGGAGCTATGGCACAGCGTGAGCTTGCCGCACAGACGGTCATTTCTACCACGGCTATAGAAGCACAAGGCGTGGCAGGGCTTTCCGCAGGAGCAACTATTGCCAAAGGTATGGCAGTAGCAGGCAATGCGGTTAGAGGGTTATTATCCCAAGTGTGGAATCTTGCAGGGGGATGGCTAGGCGTTGCTATAGCCGTAGGCGTAGCTATAAAAGCTATGCACGACTACCAAGCCGACGTAGCCGCATATGATAGCCTACATCAAGTCACCGACCAAGACGGCGTATCGTGGACACAGCACTCTAACGGACAGTGGGAACGTACCGACAACGTAGGAAAGTCAGGACTTGCACGTGACGCAGGTTTAAGCAATCAGCCTACAGGCGAGCAGTTAGCGTATTTGAACCGACAGATGGCCGACCGAGAAGAGAATTTGCGTCAGCAACAACTGCAAAAAGAAGCTAAGGAAATGAAAGACAGCTACTTGCACATGAAAGAAGTGCAACAAATTGCAGGTATTGATAACTTAATGGACAGCGTACAAGGACGTTTCTCACACGGAGACGGAAGCGAGGACGCAAAGGAAGCCGCAAAGGCGAACAAGGAAGCGGCTAAGCAAACTAAAGCCCTTGCTAAAGCAAACGAATCTTACGCTAAGACTATCGAAAGTAACTCTAAGGCTATTCGAGACGCTAACAATAAACTGTTAAACATCATCGAGTCGTTAGATGAGAAGATACTGGACGAAACGGGCAGTCAATTCCAGATTGACATGCAGAAGGCCGAAAACTTCTACAAAAAGACACAGCGTGAAATTGCAACCACGGGTACAGTACGCCTTAAAGGCTTTAATAGGTCAGCCTTCACAGGGCAAGCCGCAAGCGTAGGCGAAGCCATGATACAGGCTACTCAAGACTTTTTCGGTACAAAGTATTATTACGGCGGCGGTCACGGTGACGACGGAACTAACGGCCTTGACTGTAGCGGCTTAATTAACGAAGCGTTCAAGAAGTTGGGTATCAACATCAACGGCACGAACGATACGTTTGTTGAAGCGGCACAAAGTGCAGGAGCGTTCCACGCCGCAGGCGACGGGTATACTCCGAAACGTGGCGACATCATCCTAAGTGATAACTACATGCACAGCGGTATTTACGTAGATGATGATACGTACATTGCGTCTAACTCAAGTACAGGCGTGGGTGAACACCATAACTGGAGCGGTGCTTTCAGCACGTCAGGCTACATTGATATGAACGCACTGGCCGCAAGTGTGGGAGTTTCTGTTGCAAACGCCATTCAAGATACGCAGGCCACACAAGCTACTAACTTACCGAACACCGACTCTATAGCGGTTATTAAGCAAGCCGCACAGGAAATGGGTTTCGGTAATGTAAACCTTCTTGCGGCGTTAGCGGCCGTAGAAAGTGGCGGCGGCGATGTAAACGCTATCAACCCGTGGGCATATAATAGCGACTCTGGTGCAACGGGAATGTTCCAGATACTGGACGGGCAGGACGTGGCAACGGCTAATGGACGGGCAAGCATAGCGGACTTATTCCCTAACTACAAGACCGACCCGTTAGAAAACGCTAAAGCGGCAATTACGATGTTCAACGATAAGTTAAGCGTAGCCGACGGCGACATTGATAAGGCCATTAAGCTATATGGCGAAAACACCGACGAGTATCTGAACAACGTAAAAGCGGCACTTGCCACTGTTGGCGGTGACGTTGACCTTACGCCTACTAAGCGAAGCACTTATTATTCTCCGTTAATGAAAACGGCGAACGAGAAGAACTTAGAGTGGCATAAACTTGCCGTCGAAAAGGCAAAACGTGAACAGGCTATCCGTGTACGAGAAGCCCAATCGGATATAGACGTTACGTCCGCAAGCCTTGAACTTACAGGCGGTGAGGATGGACGACTTGCAAAGCTCCGTGCAGAACGTGACGAAAAGATAGCCAAGAACAAAGATAAGCTCCGAGATTATTACAAGGCAACAGGTGATAAGGAGCTTGCCGAACGGCAGATGTACGTACATCAGCTTGCGATTATAAGCGAATCGGAAGAAAAAGAACGTGAAGCTATGCGTAACATTTCCGAGGAGTACGGCAAGCATTTGCAGGCTATGGGCTATCTGAACGGAGAGTTTCAGGCAGAAATTGACCGTAAGAGAGCCGCAGAACTGGAACGGTTTATTGCCTATCAGAAAGAACAGCTTGAAACGGCACAACTTACCACGCAACAGCGCATAGAACTGGAAGAACAATACGCCGCTAAAGTTAAGGAAGCCCGTGACCTTGAAGCTAAAACGGACTGGGGAGCAGGCGTAAAATCGGCTATGGACTACATTAGGTCATACACGCAAGACATCGGTAAAGACATCAAAGAAGCATGGGATAGCGTTACAAATACTATCGAGAACGGTTTCAATAACATGCTTACCGAGAATAAGTCCTTCTCCGAACGTATGCGTGATATTTATGTAGGCATATCGAATGCCATCCTTAATATGATGATGAAAATCATCATGCAAGGGCTTATCATGCACACCGTCATGAAGATATTCGGTATACCCGCAGGCGGTGCAGGCGGCGGCGCAGGTACAGGCGGTGCTACCTTTAACCTACAAAGTGGTATCGGTTACAGTGGTATCTTTGGCCACCATGCTAGCGGCGGTATTGCTAATGAAGAGTGGTACGTTGCAGGCGAACACGGTGCAGAACTGATACACAACAATGGCGGCGCTGGTTATGTATATAACGCTAGTCAGACGGCGAAGATATTCGCAGGTGCAGGACAAGGCGGTACAGGCACGCAAGCTCCGCAGAGTGTTGAGGTCAGAATCATAAACGAAAGTGGTAAAGAAGTAAAAGCCAAGTCTAGCGAATCTAAATTTGACGGACGTAAGCTAATCATTACCACGGTATTAAGCGCTATAGGTACAAACGAAATGGGAAGTCGTGACTTCCTTAAAGGAGCGATAGCAAATGGCTAATCTCAAGTTTCCGTCATCTATCATTAGGCCTTCTTATGGTAGTACGGTTGACTATGAAGATATTAGCATTCGTTCCAAAATGGAAAACGGCGTTGTGAAGGCAAGACGTAAATTCACGAAGAGCCGTAAGACGTGGTTATTGAGATGGGATAGTTTGCCCGAAGCAGACTATCTCATCTTAATGCGTTTTCTTACGAACGAATGTTACTTTTCGGCCGTTCCGTTCGAGTGGGAATGTTTCGCCGACGGAAAGACCTACCTTGTCCGTTTTGCCGACAAGGAAAAATTTGAAACTAAAGCAGTTGGGTATTATTCAGGAAGTATTACGTTACAGGAGTGCTAAGCTATGTTAACGTTATCAGCAATCGCAAAAGCAGAAAAGAACAGACTTGACCCCGAAGGCGTGTTTATTCTTCTGTTAGAACTCATCATACCGATGGAAGGCCTAGAGCCTATCAGAGTGTGCTACAACACAGAGGATATAACGTGGAACGGCCAGTTGTGGCAGGCCTTTCCGCTTGAAATCGGGGAAGTTACAGAGGATAAATCAGGCAGTATCCCGTCTTTTGAAATACGAGTAGACAACACGAGCCGAGCTTTGACGTCGTATATAGAAGCGTCTAACGGTGCTAACAACGCCGACGTAATTATACGAGTCGTCAATTCTAAGAATCTTGCGGCTACTGAACCCGAACTGGAAGAACACTTCCGTGTAGCAAGAACAAACGTCACGGAGTCGTGGGTAACTATGACGGTAAGTACCGAGTATAACCCCAATAGCCGCAGACCCATAGACCGCTACTCTAAAAACAACTGTAGGTATAAAGAGTTTGGCGGCGCACTTTGCGGCTATACGGGAAGTCAGTATAAGACCTGTAACCGCACGCTTTCCGATTGTAGAAAACGAGGGTGCAGTAAACGCTATGGCGGCTTTGCAGGCGTTGACCAAGGCGGTATTTACGTATGATTGAGTATGAAAGCCTTATCGGTATACCGTGCAAAGACGAGGGAAGAACACTTGAAGGCCTTGATTGTTACGGCCTTGTCATGGAAGTATATCGTCGTTTTGGCATTGAACTACCCGATTACTGGGCTAGTTTCGACGACGACGAAAAGGTATCGGCAATCATTCACGAAGAAATCAAGAAGCCTATATGGCGTAAAGTTGAGGGAGAGCCGCCTGTACCGAGCGTTCTAGCCATACGGCTAGGCGTTCCGAAAGGCATAATCAACCACACGGGAGTCTATATAGGTGACGGAAAGTTTATCCATTGCAGGGCTAAAACAGGCGTAGTCGTAAGCCGAGTGGACAGCCCTGCATGGCATAAGACTATAGAAGGCTACTATGTGTATGCAGGAGAGGAATAAATCATGATAACTGTAGTATTTGTCAAGAATCCGTTCGAGCCGACAAAAGATAGAGAGATACACACGTTCCTATTCCAAGAGGGCTACACAGTCGCCGATTACGTAAGGCAATGTGGAAGCGAACTTGAGATGAAAGACGTTGTAATCTCTAAGAACGCACACACGTTTAACGGCGATAAAGAAGTACAAGACGGCGACTTTATAGTTTTTTCGCCTGTTGTGGCCAAGAGCGGCGGCAAGAATCCGCTACTTATTATTGCCACAGTCGCCTTAGCCGTTGTATCAGGCGGCGTTGGCGGCTTAGTCGCAACTGGTCACTGGGGGATGGCGGCCTTAACGTCAGCCACTGGATGGGCGGCTATCGGCGGCTATTTGGCGTCAGCGGCGGTTATGTTCATAGGCGGTCAGTTGATACAACACGCCTTTGGAACGGCAACGCCTAAGCTAGGCACGAACAAAGAAAACCCTACTTACAGTTGGGGAGATATACAGACAACGCAAGGGCAGAACAATCCGATACCCCTTACCTATGGGCTAGTACGGTCAGGCGGTCAGACTATCGGCAAGTATCTGTATTCTAAAGACGACAAGCAGTATTTGAATTGGCTTGTATCCGCAGGCCGAGGTGAGCTTGAAATCACAGACGTAAGACTCAACGATAACCCCGTAGCGAATTATAAAGACGTAGAGGTTACTATCCGAAACGGTACGAACGACCAAGAAGTCATACCGAACTTCAATGACACCATATCGCCTAAGGTTTTAAACTATGAAATCCTTAACGACGAATGGCGCACCGACATAGTAACAGGTAACGCCACGGAAGGTATCATCTTTTACGTTGAGTGCAGTAACGGGCTTTATTACGCTAAAGACGACGGCAAGCTAGGCGACGCATGGGTAGAAATTGCCGCCGAGTACGCTAAAGTTGGCACACAAGACTGGAAGCAAGTACCCACTAGCCGTATAACTGGTCATCAGTCAGGTGCATTGCGTAAAGAGTATCGAGTCGATAACATTCCCGAAGGCGAGTATCAGGTACGAGTCAAAGTAACGGGCAGAAGCCACGACCGAGATAACAGCCGAGCGTCTACCCGTATTTACTGGACAGCCGTTGCAAGTATCGTATACGACGACTTTGCTTATCCTTGTATTGCCCTTATCGGTATCAAGGCTATGGCGACAGACCAGTTGAGCGGCAGTCCGACGCTAAAGTTTATGAAAGAACGTAAGTACGTGTACGTCTATAATCCGAACACACGGCAGTACGAAACACGACCTGCAAACAATCCTGCATGGGCGGCGTATGACATGATACACCAAGCCGACAAGGTCAAAGACGCACGCAACGGTGAAGAGGTTTATATCGTAAGAGGTGCTAAGGCCGAGCTTATGATGTATGACCGTTTCGCAGAGTGGGCAGAGTATTGCGACCGCTTTAAACTCTACTGCAATATAGAGATAAACCAAGTAGGCGAGCTGTTAGAGCTTACGAACAAGTATATATCCGCTGTTGGTAGAGGGATGGTTATTCCTTTCGGTACGAGGTTTGCCCCCGTGTGGGATGGCCTTAAAGACGCAGTACAGATGTTCGGCATGGGTAATATTAAAGAAGGCACGTTCCAAGAGGACTTCCTAAAGACTTCTGATAGGGCAAACGCCGTGGAAGTTACCTTCACGAACAAGCAAAAAGGCTATCAGCAAGACACGATTAAAGTATACTCCGATACGTTTGATACGGACGAGTACGACAATACAACGCAGATAGCTTACCCTGCAATAGACAACATGGAACAGGCCTACCGAGAAGGGAAGTTTCAGCTGTTTTGTAACCAGAAAATGGTACGTACCGTTTCGTTTGAAGCCGATATAGACGCAATCGCCTGCACCGTAGGTGACGTTATTATCGTAGCACACGATGTACCCGAATGGGCTACATCGGGAAGCATTGTAAGCGTTAGCGGCAACACGGTTGTATTAGACGCTCCGATTAATAATTACGACGCACAAAAGCGCTATATTTTCGCCTACAGAGCTTGCAACAATGACGTAAGGTACGAGGTAGCTTGTACCGTTAAAAACGTCACAGAAACGACTACAGAGGTACTTTTATCGTCGATACCCGACGAAGCTCCGCAAGTAGGCGACGTGTACGATATTGCCAAAGCACAGGTAAAGAGTAAAAAGTTTGTCGTCCGTTCTATCTCAAGAGCGCAGGATTTTACCCGTAAGATAGAAGGCCTTGAGTACAACGAGGACGTGTTCAACGAGAATTACGACATTCCTACTATTAACTACTCCGACGCAGACACCCGTACCGCACAAAACGTTTCGAGGGTGATAGCTAATCACTACTACTGGACGAACAGCGACGGTACGAAAGAAGGCAAGGTTTCCGTAGCATGGGATATTGATAGCCCGTACTCTAAGTTTATCGTATCGCTTTCAAGCGACGGCGGTCAGACGTGGGATACGGTGCAGGACACAACAGCAACGACTCTTGACCTACCTGCAAAGTACGACGGCACGTACACCGTAAAGATAGTCACGATATACGGCTTAACAGCGTCTAACGGCGTTCAGACGGCGGTTACGCAGTCGATAAACATATCCGCACCCGTAACGCCTACCGCAAGTAGTGTGGCCTTTGTAACGCCGCCTAGCGACGTTACTACAACGGGTATGGAGCTATGGTTAGGAATTACGAGTGACAGCCCGTCTACTTACAAGCAGGACATCTACATGAGCGAAGATAACCAGACGTTCTTACCCATAGGAAGCGCTATAGGTAAGGCACACGTTGGTACGCTATCATCGGCTATATCCGCTACTGATACGACCATAGCGGTACAATCCGATGATTTTACTAACGGCGGCAGTCGCCTTATGGCAAACGTAGTTTGTATCGGTGATGAGTTTATCACATACCAAACAGCGACTCGTGTAGACAACATCTACACTCTAAAAGGTTGCGTCCGTGGAGCTTACGGCACGGTAGCGGCTAATCACGGTAACGGCGTACAAGCCGTAGTGATAGATAACAGACTGTTTGAAGCCCCTATAAAGAAAGAGTACGCAGGCAAGAAACTGTACTTTAGAGTAGTACCGACTCCGCTTATCGGCGTAGGTACGGTAACGGTTAATGACGTTCCGTCGCTACCTTATACCATATCACGCTACTACATACCGCCTGTAACGAACGTGGTTGCGTCTATTAAGTACGCACAAGGGCAAGACAGAAACGCCAAGTATGATATTAAAGTAGAGTGGCAGAAGCCTAACATCTCAAGCTACCTTGCAGGCGACGTATGGTATAAACGAACAGGTGATACTGAGTGGCTGTTCGGGGGAAGCGGTACAGAACAGGTTATCATTCCGCAGGCGGTTGTAGGCGCAACGTATCACGTAGCGGTTGTTACACGTGATAAGTGGAACAACACAAACGATAAAGATACAGCACCGAGCCGAGATGTACTGGTATCCATGAAGTCCGACGTACCGAACGCTCCGACAAACTTTAAACTCACGTTCGGTGATACCGCTAAGGTATCGTGGGATGAGGTAACAAATACCGACGTTGCGTTTTATGAAATTCGGACGGACGACGTTGTGGGTACAAATGCAGGGCTGTTACTCCGTACTACTGATATACAAGCGTCATTATCGCTTGTAGACAGAAGCGGCAATCTTTACGTATTTGCACGCAATGTAATCGGTCAGTACAGCACGGGAGCTACTCTTTCGTACAACAAGCCGAAGCCTAAAGCCCCGACTAATATCGAGGTTAAAGCTTTACAAGGCGGCGTTGCCGTAAGGTTTGCGGCCATTCCGTCAGGGTGCAAAGGCGCTAATGTGTACATCGACAACGACGTGTTCTTCACCGCCACAAACGTGTTCCAGACGATACTACAGCCTAACGTGTATAACGTGAAGGTATCATACGTAGACTTGTTCGGCGAAGGCGAGATAAGCGGTCAGCAAGCCGTGACGGTCAAGTTTGAAATCGACAAGTCGCTAATAAGCCGTGAAGCATTAGGCCTTGACGCTATCGACAAAGCCATAGCCAAGATTGAAGGCGACGTTGGCGTAGTTAAGTCCGACCTTACAAGCACGCAGTCACGTATCACGCAGTTGTCAAACAGCGTCGATATGCGGATTAACAGTCTTGACGGCAAGGAGCTTATCTCACGAATTAACCTATCGCCGACGGGTACGAGAATCGACGGCAGGCTACTGCACGTCACAAGTGACGCAGTGTTCGACCAGAACGTCATTACGAAAGGCATGATACAGGCAGGAGCTATAACAGCCGACAAAATGCAGGTAGATAGCTTATCTACTATTTCAGCTACAATAGGCTTGCTCCGCACGTCAGCTAGTGGTGCTAGGACGGAGATTAGCGATAATCTCATTAAAGTGTACGATAACAACGACGTATTAAGAGTACGAATAGGAGTGTGGGTAGATGATTAAGACGGGAATAGAAGTGTATAACCAAGCCAGTAACAAGTATCTTTCGCCCGATAACTCTATATGCCGAATCATAGACGTATTATTCATAATGTTCGGGGAAGAACCCGTTACAATGGACAATCATTTCGCATTTGAGAAGTATTTAGATGACCCCGACTATTACGAGAAAGCGAAGCAATCCGCAGTAGCCGAGTACCTTGTTACACACCCTAAGAGCGGAACAGATTATGCTAAATTGAGTCCGCAGGATAGATACAATGTTAGAAACCTTATGCAGAAATCGTTTGTAGACCGCACCACCGTGTGGAATCAGAATCAGAAAAACTCTATTGTTTTACATCAGTACCTGCATGAAGGAGAAACACTCTTTCTTTCTACAGTTGGCAACCATTTGCGAGCAAGTGCTGTTGATACGCAGATATTAAACGACGGAAGAGTCCGAGAATATAAGGACTTTTCCGTCGTTAAGATTTATTTTGAAGTACCTACAGGAAACGGCAAAAGCAGGGATTATGCCGACATAGGCTTTAATCAAGCGACGCAGAAGCGGTATTTAGAGAACCCCTACTGGGGATACCTAATCATAGGAGCGAAGTGAGATATGGAACTGATACAAATTTCAAATGACGCACACAAAGTAATCATAAACGGCACATACGAAAATTTTATTGCTAAGACGAGGAAAGAAGTACAGCTTAAAAAGCTAAAAAACGTACAACTAGCCAATATCCCTAATATAGGGGAGATGGACTTTCCGAAGTTGGGCTACACGAGTTTTATGTACGGTTATGAGGGTAAAAAAGTTGTGTATGCTGTTACTAAACTAAGCGTATATGCGTTTAGAACACCGCCGCTAATTGCGGTGAAACTACCTAAAGACTACTACTTTTCTACAAGTTGGCGAGTAGAAGCTACTAGCGACCGTCATCCGCAGTTTTACCACAACGTAAACATCTACCGAGTAGATGGAAAAGACGTAACCATAGACGAAGCGTATGAAGCGTTAGAGTTATATGTGTATAACTTCCCTATAATGCAACAAAAAGAAGTCCTGTACGGACGAGAACAGACGGATGAAATATACTTTCACAAGACTTTCCCGTGGGTAAGAAAAGTGTTTGTCAATGAGGGTTTATGGCGTGGGGGAAACGGCCAAGCCGTTGGTGAGTATGACCTACCCGTATCGGGTCGAGGAAATAGGCCTAATATTGACGCCTTACGCAACTCATATACCGAGTACACCACAGAGAAGTGTGGCGTACAGGTTTTTGGGTATCATCGTTTCTGGAATGAACGTTTCCATTCACCCGTAGCCGATAAGCGTAGCGAGGAAGCTAAAAAGAAAAAGAAACTTGAAAAGTTTAGAGCCGACCTTTTATATGACTCTAGGTTGCCGTGGCTAGTTGTGTTAGAGTCCGTCACCACGAATCTTAAATACTCAAAAAGTGACGGGGGATATACCGAAGGGGATATTAAACTATCTCACATAGAGCCTAAAGCTAAACAGTCTAAAGTAGGCGTTGTTATAAGCAACTTGATTGACTGTACCGCTTTATCCCACACCATACAACACAGTGGGATGAAACAATATGAAGTACACCAGTACCTTACGTTTCCTACTGATGACTCCGTAAGCACGGTAGAGGTAGATAAAGAAAAGCCCGAAGTTACCGTGTTCGGATATGATTTATATATCGGAGAGCCGCAAACAAGCTATTTAATTGTAAACCTTGACGGCATTCAGCCTAATACCGTAAAGGAATTTGAATAGAGGAAGGAGAATAGTAGCCTATGCAAACACACAATGATGAACTTCACATTGGAAGCGATTTTGAACGTGTGTACGTAATGACCAATGCACCCGATTTATCGGGTGCAAAAGCCGTTATGAAGATACGTTCACTCAACGACGTGGAACTTGTTCACGCAGACTGCACAGTCGAAGAAGGTCAGATACGTTGTCGCATAAGCGGCGAGGTATCAAAGAACATGCCGAGGACGTACACTAAAGGATTGTACGACGTGTTCTTAGTAAAGCAAGGCAGTTACAGCCTTA